GTGCAGTTTTCCCAGGAGGCCAGCCATGGAACTTCATACATGTTCAGATTGTTCAATGAATCGTTGTCACATTCACCCAGACGTACCTTCTACTGGTACATTACTACCACTCGACCTCCGGGTCGGACACGTTCGTACGACCGGAAACCATTATCTGTGTGCTGATTGTCACGAGCGCGCGAATCTTCACGATCATCCGACGGTCTCGATTCTGTACTCAGCGGATGGTAGTGCACATCCATTCGGTGCTGAATTATGAGTTTCATCACGCACAGAATTCTGAAAGGAAAGGTCTTATCATGAGTTTTGTTAGCTCTAGACAAGCCGCCGCCCGTATCCTGAGTAAATTTGGACTAGTGCTGCGACGCGATGATCTTACGACCGAAGAGTGCGTGAGAGCGTGTGGCATGACCGTCGTAGCACAGCATCTCGACGCCGACACGAATCTCGAGCTTAAGAACCTTTTGCTTGAAATTGTCGGTTTATTATTGATGATTGTCTGTCTCACCACTTGCTCAGTAGAAAAGATGAATCCGTTGCGCACTAATCGTCTGTTGAGTACAATACACAACGTTACGGCTCCGCCTATTGATGGGGGTGCTAAATGAAGCAAGTGACGCGAGTTAGATCTCGATATGTTACACCACAATTGCGGACCGTGACTCGAGATGAGGTGGTCGCGATGGTGTGTCGTCGCTTAACTACTATGAATCGAATCCTCCCTGATCACGGATATATGTGGGCACTGCTCTATCAGCGGATGTTTGAGGGCGCCGAACCACTAGATTGCTTACATCTCGCCAATCGCTACGCGCTCGGAGTCTGCTTGCGCGAAGCGGTACACGTCCGCGAGCAGGAGTTAGGAACACCAACATGAATGAAAGCATGAGGTCTAACAATGTCCATGATATCCGGCCGTGCTGTGGCTCTGCAGTATAAAGACTACACTTATGTGGATATAGCTGAGCTGCATAGGGTCAGATCTCTTGTTATCGAATCTCTCACAGATGAACATTCGGACATGGAGGCTGATCATGCTGACGACGAGATGGGAGGAGACGTTAAATGATAAGGTCGTACCTAAGACAAGATGCATAAGCGCTTCAATACGTAATACAAGTATTGGACTTACTATTAAAGTTGGTCAACTTTTCCCAGCGGTCGCCGGCCATCGATATGCTATCTATTCCGTCTCATATTCCGTATTTGAGGCAGCTGTCGGCAATTGGGGCGGTTGTTGGTTGTCTAATGAAGCCACCGCTCTTGTAGACGTGCAGTACGACTTTGAGCGTTTCGCAAACGTCAGTGGTTCTTACCAGTCAGTGTGTTACGTGACGCCGATCCCTTTTTCCTGGCCAGTTAATACTGCGGTTTACTTTGCGCAGTTTGGGAAAGTTAACTGCCTCTCCACTGTGATGGTATCAGCAATGCTATTGCCGGAGTTCTTCGACTCACCAGCACCACCATCTTTACTATTCTGAGAGGTTAAAGATGGAAACAATCCAACCGTGTAAATATTTCGTCTACGTCTATGGTGCGAGAGGAGGACAGTGGGAGGTTTTATTCACGAGATCATTCGTTACAGACCGCGCTAGCGGTGATGCGACTATGAACATCGTAAGAAGCTGGGTGTTACAGACATCTAGCGCTGCCGAGTACTACGTTACTGGCACGAACAGCATATATGTTTACGCCTGGCGCGATTGTGGTCGCGGGTGGGAACAAGTCTAACAAGGAGATTAGCATGGCACTGTCAATCCAGATTCGTGGTAATCGTTGGTACGCTGCTGGAACGATTGCAAATACCGGGGCTCCAGTCACTACTGTTGTTCTCAATGCTTTAATTCTCGCCGGTCGTATCCCAGTCGTCGAAAAGCTTCGTATTACGTCCACTGCTGCAGCAGATTTTATCTGGGCACTCACGAACGGCGGGATGACGTATAAAGCTGGCGTTTCTGGAGAACTCAACAATGGGTTCCAGCGGAACCTGGCTGCTCAGTATGGTAACGCGAGTGTCGGTAGCACATCGCCTGACCCTGGACTAAAGATCATTGGTGACGCCACTGGCGGCATAATGAACCTCATCACTGACGGTGACGCTGGACTAGCACATGTGTTCATGTCTGGTCGAATGGAGGCTGTAATCACACCAATCGCTGAGATGGTTCAGCTCGCAGGTACTATCGGCTTCGGTCAGGTCGGTAATTATTGGATTGTGTGCGCGCAGGTGCTCGGTACGATAGCTAACGCACCGTTCCTTAGCGTGCCTGCGAATTACAGACCAGTAATCGATGAAATCCTACCCGTTATCGGTTCTCAAGGGAACGGCGCGGGACAGGTGTTTTACCATATCTCCCAGAGTGGAGGTTCCTTTCTTTGGGCCTCACCGATGGATGGGCTGTGGCAGATCATCCGACCCTCCGGTGCTCCTGGATCGGTCGTGAATATCGGCACAATCCTGACACTCGTCAATGACGTCGTTGCTACGGCTGATGAGTGGTTCACCATCATCGGCCATCTCGAAACAAACTAAGCTTCCAGTCATGGCTGGCTGGGGCGGGTCGACCAGCTATGGATGTTGGTCGGCCCGTCATTTATTCATGTCTCTAATCCTCACGGAGGCCACATGGCTACTCTCGTTGAAGCTTGGGGCCAATTAGCAACTGGCCTACCCGCGATCGTCATATTACTCGAGAGCGGAACGCGTGCTATCGAGGCTAGACTGGGCGAGATGGCCGATGACTACGTTCAAACGGTTTGTCCGGCATATAGTATTGCAGTTTCCGTGTGTGGTGTCGTTCCTGGCTGTCTTGATAAGCTGATAAATACACGCAACAACATCATCTACGGCTTATGCGATACATGCGGGATCACGAGCGTCATCGACGCAGTTGTATCAGCATGGAACGCGATCCCGAAAGGGATGAGGACAGCCATCGTTGATGGCGTGCAAGCGATCGACGCCTTGCTACATGGTGATCTAATCGGGGCGTTCAACCACTGCGTTTCTTTTGTGGCCGATGTCGCGACCTACGCGGTTGATTTGGTACGTGACGGCTTTATTTACGTAGGGAAGGGTGTATCCTGGGCAGCTGAGCAATTGTGGTTACTGGCGGCCAATGGTGCTGAACTGGCCGCCGCTACAACCACCATCGGGGTGCGAACGTTTCTTCAGACTCTAGAAGACATATCAAAGGCTGATCCCATCGCACTAATCAACCACTCAGCTCAAGGCATTATCGATACGCTGACTGCTGTGGGCTGTGCGTTCATCGATTGTGATAAAGGATCACCATATGACTGGCAGTGGGATTGGCAATTCGTGCCATTTATCCTACCTACTACCATGTTCACTCAGAACCATATGGACCCGTTGCGTTCGGACTACTTCAACGACCCATTCCGATTTAATTTTGGCATCAAAGCGTCCAACGGCATGGTGGGTGATTTCTCCACTATCCGCAACGTACATTCGTACGGAGCGGGACAAGAAAAGGGAATCATTCCATACAATCCAGGCGCCATGCACGAAACGATTAGTCATGTCATGCCCGAACATATGCCACCGATCAGTTTGCGCAACAAAGACCGCGTGATTAACCTGATAGCAAAGGGCCAGTTCGCACGCGGCCTTATTGATAGGGTACAGCTCGCTGATATTATCAAGAGACAGCCAACGGGCGGAGATGTGAGTGGTCTCGCCTGGCTCGTTGGCCCATCAGGCGCGTACGTGTTACACTTGCTCGAACAACTGGGAACGGAGGGTACACCATTTACCGAACTAAACCGTGCTATCGGTAGTGTCTTCACACATAAAATCACCGATGCACGCATCTCTTTCCACGACCGTCAGGCGCACTTCTTAGTCAATGGGCAGCGCATCCAAACATTGTGAGGAACAAATGAACAAGCCAAACGACAATCAATCAGACAGCAAGAGTATCATCATGTTGGAGGGGCGCAGGAACGGTAATGGTCAGATGGTTTACTCCGCGCTGGAACCACAGCGAGGCAGAGGTGGTTGGCCGTATGAGGAAGACTTCTACAAAACGCGCGGCGTTCCTGGCCCCTACCCTCGCCACGAGGTCGGACGCACGCTGACACCTGAGTCACTGATGGGAGACAAATGCGCCCTGCCAGCAGGAATCGCCTGTGACAAGTCTCGTTTGGTTTCTCCCTTCATGAGTGACGTCTCTGATCCGTATTTGACCGCGCAGACCATGGATTACAATGCTGTGGGCACGATCGGCCAGGCGAGAGTAGCGTTCAGACGGATGTTCGCAGATGAATTTCAAGACGTTAGTCGGACACCGATGGTGTTAGCCGGCAACGACTTCAACGCCACGTTCGCTAACTACCCGGCTACTGGCGCCGCCATTGGTTTCGTTATCGACTGGGGAGTGACGCAGCTAAACTTTTCCCCTTTCGACATGCAAATTGTTTCTACTGGGTGGACGAACGCAGCGGGCACGCCGATCGATCGTAATCTTACGCTGCGCGTGTATCGAGTGAACGGTAGCGCTGTGTACGTCCCTTTCGCACAGAGGACTAGCCCCAGCATGAGCATGGCTCAAATGCAAGTGGCCAGGGCAAACGTACAGGAGGGTAGCGCGACGATCAGCGTGATTGATCTACCGGCTAACGTAGCTGCGTTCTTCTCTGCTACGGTAATGTTGCTGTCCGCTTTCTCACCCAGAACCGCTGCGTACTCTTCGCTCGAGTACGTTATGTCGGACGAGTAGGACAGATGCTCTCATTCGCGAAGATGGTAATGCGCGCCAAGTGTGGTGAACTGTCCTACATCTGCTGCTTATCTAAAGAACAGATGGTGGACCTGCATCACGTGCTTGACGGCATGAACGACGAGGAGGTGAGCGACCTCTTCCGTTACGTTTGTGCGTGCACAGTCCGAACAGGCGGTGCCCTTCTGACATTACCACCAGGTACTACGCCACCAACAATGCCAACCACACCAGGAACCGGTTGTGTGCAGAAAGTTGGGCAAGTATTGTGCGAAAGTTGGGTGTCTGACGCTGTCAGCTTAGCCCAGCTTGGCATCACGTCCGCGATCGTGCTAGCAACTATCAACCCCAAGTTAAAGAAGTTGCTGATCGCGGCGGATGCTATGATTACAGCAATCACGGCCGGTTGCGCCGATAAGAACGTCACAATCGAACTCGTACAGGGCGTTTGCGCGGTCTGGATGAAAATCGAAGAGTGGCGAAATGTGACAGGTGTGTTGGGTGTCATACTCGCGCCTGTTCTTGGGCTGTTCGGAGGTGCTCTCGTGCTGGCGCTACATGAGTGCTGTAATGCGACACCAGTCAGCACAAATGCGCTGCCTTCTTGGGCGCAAGATCTACCTGGACCTCGCGAAGCTGGCGAACTAGGTACAACGGACGGAAAGTAAAATGGATAACTACGATAAGATAGTCGCGTCGATCGCGTTCTGCCAGGAACACGGGGACGTGTGTTGCCTGGTCAACGAGCCAACATTTCGGAAAGTAGCGAAATGGCTCGCAACATACGGTGAGCAGCGCACGTTTGATCTGATCAAACTTGCCTGCTCATGCAGAGTTGCGGCACCGCCGCCACAAACGGGTCAGCCGACGATCGGTCCTCCCGTCGTTCCACCGACTGCGCCACCAGCCGTGGTCGTACCACCGCCAACTGAGCCGCCTCCTGCTCCACCACCCCCGAGTCCACCGGGTACGGTGCTGTCTTGTAATCAGTTGCCACCTGCACAGTTACCGCAAGTAGGAACGTGAGGTAGACATGGAATGCTCACCTGACTACGCGAAGATTCAGAGTGTCGACACGCGGATACTTGACACGCTAAATCTCTTTCACACGATGCGGACGGACAACCCGACAGAATTTGTGTCACTGCGGACCTTCGAACCACTCAAACCCGGCTTGGTCATCTCGCTCGTCGCAATCAGTATCCCAGAAGCTATGGCGATCTGGAACACTACGAGATCGGAAGGTGTGATCAATATGGGGGACGACGACTTACCTACGTGTGCTCCGTGCGCACAGATTATCGGTCTCGAGCCTGGTTCGAATGATATGATGCGAAACATTACTGCGGATAGTCGATTCGGGCAGTACATGATTAGGAACGGATGGGGCCGAAACGTTGGGAACAGGATCGAGTTGAATCGACAGAACACGAACGACCAGGCCGTTAGGAGGAATTTGTTCGAGAGTACAGTTCTGGCGCGTGACAAGGCTATGCTGGACAATTTCTCCGTTGGCGCGACCCAACTATGGATGTCACAAGGCGGGATGGGAGGTAGACTGATCGCTGGCAGCCCACCCGACTTTCCTGATCCCGATTGGCAGGCAGTGTGGGATTTCTACACGGGCGGACCATTGCCAGCACTCAAATATGGCTCCGCTTACTTGGATTCACCACCCTATCCCGCGAACGAACCGTCTTCAGCCAATGTAATCCGATGGCTGACCAACCAGTTTGGGAATATCAACGTAGCGACAGAGCGTTATAGTAGCGCAGGTTACAATTACAAAGACAACCTGTCACGGACGGTTCGAATAGCGAAAGGAGCCAATTCGAAGTGGGCGAGTGAACTATCTAACATTCCGAATTCATAACAATCAGCCAGCCATACTGGAGGTACGTCATGAGAGGTATTCCCCCGAACGCAATCGAAATTCCCGGTTATCTCGTCGCTCCCATCGAGCTAGAAGTGATGGTTTCGAACGTGATTACCGCTTACTGCGCAGGTAACCGAAGACCCGCCTTCATCAGTCGTATCGATTCCGAAACGCATGAGGCGCAGTTAAACAACGCCTTGACGAGCATTGACATCTGGCAAGTGCAAGTCGCGAAAATCGACGTTTTCTCGCTCAACAAGCGCACTGAAGAATTGATGGAGAAAGTGCGCGGTATCATCACCGGTCTAACCAAAGTACCACTTCGCGTGAGTGATATCGGCAATCACGATGCCGATATCGTGAGTCAATTGAATGGTTGGACGTCAGACATGGTAATAACGCCATCGGTAGGATACCCTCGGAAATATGTTAGACTCAAGGCAGACGAGAACAGGCACGAACTGAACGGCCTGAACATTCCAAGTCCATCGAACACCTGGTGTCAGAGCATCGCAATGATGTTACTCTCCGTGGATCAGGGAAGGTTTACTACCGATCTGCTACCCAACACGGGGGAGGGGGTAGGAACGCACTCCGCCAGAGAAAGACCCATCGGGGCGTATCTGGCGCTAACAGAACAGATGAATGAAATATTCAGATGGTATTTCTTGTATTCACTCCAAGCCTCCCTCTTCGTCGCGCATGCGAACCGCCGCTATTACACTGCTTCTTATGAATTAGCGTATTCAGAGGACATTAGGGCGAGACAAGCACTCGAGGCAAGACAAGAAGCCATGGAGATGCTGTGGGCACTACCTCTACACCCCATTCTAGGGTTTATCGCTAAAGCGTTACAAACGGGTAGTATCAATACCTATTACGGTAAGTTCCCCGCTCTTTATAGATACGGCAATGGTGTTGGTTCAACGATATCCACCAGTGAGAAGGAAAATCACTCTGAACTCAGGCGTAAGATGGTGACGAGTGCGATTTCGGACTACCTGACGCAGAAAGACGTCAACTGGGGCGATGCTGATGCCGATAAGCCTGTGATGTCCATCGGTGACTTGGCGAAACGAATCCGCAGTACCGCGCACATCTGGGAGAAATTGTCAGAAACGGCTACAAAACTTAAGTGGGGCAGTAGCGGTAGCGGGGACATTGGTGAGGTCAATCAGTTCTGCGCGGACTTCACGATTACCGACGGTACTGACTACTCATCTGATCCCACAGCGGGGTTACTTGGTCTCAAACCGGTACTATCTGCGGCGAACCTCAAATTGATGGGTTTCGCAAGGAGGTTCAAGGTCGACTTCAACGCTGCTGACACTAGACCTCAAATCACGTATTCGGTGATGGTTGGTCGAGGTTATCAGTCAGCTTTCACCAAGGGTGACGTACTACAACGTAGTTACGTACTATCCGGAATGCACATGGGTGAAGACGCGTTCACAGTCATTACTGCTGAGTCGGCAGAGAACGACGAGTTGGTCGGTGAGTTACTCAAGTTCTACGAGAACCCGGTGTCAGGGTGGAGCGAGCCGTACGTCAGACAACTGTATTCAGACGGCGTTAGCGGCGTTGATGGGTTCGTCCAGACTGACTGGGATGCGTTTGTCTTCGGTAGTGACGTATCAAAACTGCGGACGCCATATTTGCGAGGTTTCGACGGACAGCTAGAACCAGTACGAACAGCAAGATTTCTGAAAAGGGAATTGTGGTTCCACAGATTTATCGTGGCGATCAGTAGAACTAGGGACTACGAATTGTACGATGAACTCGGTGGCTTTCAGAAAACGCTAAATCAGGATGGCAACGTCGTATTCGACAACGCCGTGGCTATGAGCAATACGAGCGCACCGATCGAGGCGATCGTTGACATTCTACCACAACTGCCCAATATACAACACAAACTACCAGCAGGAATAGGTGGTGACCAGGTGCCCGTGGTGAAAGAGAGTCTCGGTGTATGAGCAGCAGTGGGAGGAGCGTAGGTAGGGAACACCTCCCACGCAACGTCGTTGACTTGTACAACAAGTACTCTTTTGAAGCGTTCGACAACCGCGGGGCGTGGGCATACGACACGCCTCGCGGTTGGTTTCAAGCGATACTGCACTCAAATGAAGTGCTCGAGCCAGTCATCGACGCGTTGCGTGGCCAGGACACTGCGTTAGCGGAAGCAGAATTAGAAAACCTCGAGAAGGCGCAGGTCTGTTGGCGTGACAAGGGATTTGGTAGTCTAGTACAAACTGAGGACCTCGAAGTGTCCAACCCATCACAGGCTGTGGCTCTATCTTCCGAACTAGGTAAGATCGGAACACGGCTATTACAGTATGCCAAGAGGTTGGATGTCAAACAACTGATCGCAATCTACGACGGCGCCGCCATACCAATTAACAAAGGGAAAGGGGCGCCGTACTGGATCCCTGGTACTAACACAGCAGCAGCCGTTCTCTTCGCAAGGATGTACGCGACCGCTAAGTCCTTAGCCGACATAGATGAGTTAGTGCTCGCGGCCGGATCAGCAGACGCACCTATGTGCGCCACTACCTACATGCGCATACAGGCTTCGCGAAAGATGCAAGAGATGTGGCATCTCTCAGGTGATAGTCTCGTGAGTCAAGGAGAAAGAAGAGGGCCTAAGATAAGGAAGATCCAGGCCTTGCCTTTCATCTATAATTACGCCCTAGCAGGGATGACTGAAGTGATCAAGTATTGCATGACTAACAGTAACGATGAACACACTGGCAAGATAGAGCCAGCTACTGAGTCATACCAGACGTATCCTTACCACATAGCGGCCGATCTCAGCAATTACGACGATTCAGTGGGTATCGAGACGCTGGACCTATTTCGAGAGGTAATTTTCGCACCATTCAGTCAATTCCTCGTTCGAGTGGGTGTAATGTCGGCCGTACAGCGTCGCATATTTCTAGAAGTAGACGAATGGCTGCAGAAGATCAAGTTGTTGACACCCCCTTTAAGGATGAGCGAAGGCGCACGGTTAGTGCGGACGGTGGGGGGTATCAAATCAGGCGAGAAACCGACCTCACTTAAAGGTACTCTGATAAATGAGGCGCGAATCAAGGCAAAGGCAAAAGCGCTCGGTTTGAAGATACAATCGTACAATCAGGGTGACGACACGCTAGTGTACTCAAATCAAAGACAGCTGCGTGACCTCTGGTTTGAAAATCAACTGTTCGGTTTTAACGAGACGGAAGGCGCAGACCTATCTTTCTTGATGAAGCGGATCCCGACGGGTTATAGTTATCTGACGCGAATGGTGCTCAGTAACATAAATAGAGAACCAGCACACGAGGCGGCCGGATTGTATTCGGCCGCGTCAGCGATGCGGATCAGATATGAGCTGCTCAAAGGTCATCCAGCGCAGGACAGATACTGGGACGCAATAATAGACGACGGTCGACTGCGTGAAACAAAATTGCTTGCAGCAAATCTGAGCGTGAACGACTTACTGTTCGGTATGGTATCTGAGAAACAGAACAACGAAGGTAAAGAAGACACAGTTGCTTTCATTGAAGACGGACTTGAACTAGGACTGATAAGCAGGACCACAGCCATGACACTAAGGAACAAACTAGCAACCGCACAGGGTAGAAGCATCATGACTCTCGGCGAAATGAGCAAAGCCGCAGCCCAGCTAACACTGGCCGATGCGAATGTCGGGATCAAAGCGATGATCTACCGTGGCAGATATAGGAGAAACAGATGATCACGAGGAACCCAGGCAGCTTCGGTCGAGAGAAGGCAACCGGCAGGAGCGTGAGGATGAACGCCATACCCGTGCAACCACGGATCGACAGCACAATCGTGGAGCTGGCACCCGCGTTGGAGCCAGTTCCAGCTGAAAGTACGCCAGTTGAACCAGTCATGCCCACGGTCTTGAGTGCCGAAACGCCACTGAAGACGCCCGAGAGCAGCGATATCGGACTGGGTGTAGGTAGATACTGGACTAACGGAGTGCTGATCACTCTCGGGGCGGACGGCGTGTCAGTAAAACCTGAATCGAACAGGCCTCAAAACACGGAGAAGTTCGTACACTCAAGCGCAATTATGGTGGGTGGTGAAAATGGCGTAATGGTAAGCATTGTGCCTGCTCAGAGAGAAGCAGAGGCGCAGATCACACCCAAAGAGGACCGAAATGCGGCCCAGCCAATCGACAAACCGACGACGACGGAAGAACTCAACGTTACGGAAAGCGAGGTGGAGCGTGGCTGAGTGCAAGTGCACTCTTAAGGACGTTCTAAGCAAGGTCTTGGTAGGCGAACAGAGAAACCGAGTGCTCGAACGTCTGGACAGTGAAACATCTGATGACGCCACCCTGAATCCCCGCGGCTTCCTGAACCATATGCACGTCGAAGAGATGTATGTGTTCGCACACCTACCCATTGAGTTAAGAAGACAACTATTTGCGGATCATGACCGATACCGCATCGTAATCCGCAACGCAGGAAAGATACCAAAAGATGATATGGACAGGCACACATCAAATGAGATGTCAGCGTTCAAACTGGTCATCGGCGGAGTACCACCGAGTGTAAATGCCGGTTTGACGGGAGTCAAGAAACGGG